TTAGAACAGGATTCAACTTATGAGTGAAGATTTTCTATGGGTAGAAAAATATCGCCCCAAGAAAGTTGAGGAATGTATTCTACCAGATTCTTTGATAGATACATTTCGGGAGTTTTTACTTGAAGGTGATATGCCAAATCTTTTGTTGAGTGGAACAGCAGGAACTGGCAAGACAACCGTTGCGAAAGCCCTTTGCGAACAATTAGGTTATACTACGTTAGTGATCAACGGATCACTTGATAGAAATATTGACACGTTGAGAAATGATATCTCCACGTTCGCCTCCACTGTCTCCTTTGATGGTGGTAAGAAGTGTGTTATATTAGATGAGGCAGACTATCTTAATCCACAATCGTTTCAGCCTGCTCTACGTGGCTTCATAGAACACTTTTCCAAAAACGTTAGGTTCATCTTAACTTGTAATTTCAAGGATAAGATTATCGAACCGATTCATTCTAGGACTACATATATAGATTTTAGAGTCAGCAAGAAAGAATTACCGCCTCTGATGGGCGAGTTTATGAATAGGATTATCGGCATTCTTGATAAAGAAGGGGTTAAGATTGAAAGTAAGCCAGCTCTTGCTGAATTGATCAAACGACACTTTCCTGATATGCGTAGGACATTAAACGAACTTCAAAGATACGCATCTGGTGGAGTCGTTGATAATGGAATCCTAGCTAGAATAGGTGAAGCCAATATCGATAGTTTGATGTCGATGTTAAAAAATAAAGATTTTACTGGTATGAGACAATGGGTTGTCGACCATATTGATACAGATCCCATTGCTATATATCGCCAGATTTACGACCAGATGCATCGGTTTTTACAACCGCAAAGCATCCCACCGGTAGTTCTCTTGATTGCGGACTATCAATATAAACAGGCTTTCGTGCAGGATGCAGAAATTAATTTAGTCGCCTTTTTAACTGAGGTGATGGTAGAAGCGGAGTGGAAAAATGAGTGATACATTTAATAAAATACTTTATGATCATAAAATTGATAAATGGATGGATGACAGAGGCATTACCGAAAACGGAACTGCTATGGCCCAAGCCATTAAAACCTTAGAAGAAACTACCGAACTCCTTGATGCTATAAATCATAGTAACGAAGATGATATTATGGATGCTATCGGAGATATATACGTAACTTTACGGGGAGTTTGTAAAGTGAGTAAGATTTCACTTGACAAATGTATTGAAAGTGCGTATAATGAAATTAAAGATCGCAAAGGTCATTTGACATCACAAGGAACATTTGTAAAGGAGTAGTAAATGGGAGAATATTTTCCAGTAGTAACAGAGAAGAAAGCAAGAAAAATTATCGACAAAGGTGGAGATGTTGTGTTTATACACACTAGAGCCTCTTGTCCTATTTGTGACGTTTTCTTACCAGAAGTATTGAAACCAGTCTTTGCACAAGACAGATTTAAAGGAATTGACATTTATCAAATTACGGAGTCTATGACATTTCCAGTTGGTCAACATCCACAAACATATTTTTTTAAGAATGGACGTTGTATGCAACATCCTGCTGGACAGACCACCATCGAAGTTGTCGAAAATTTATTAGATACATTTTATCTTGGTAAACCACAAGCACCTCCACCTGTTGCAAACGTTAACACGAATATAGGACCCCCTAAACTTGGCTGATTTATTTAAAGAAATTATACCCGATATCAATCACGGACATACTAATTTAATCCGTACGGGTGATATAGACGAGGACGAATATGGCGGAAAATGTTTCATCATTAATCGTGCCTTGAGTATGAATATTGATACCATTTTGTATGTCAATGAAATGAATGTCAATTGGCAGTTAGACCCTTTGCTTCAATATGACTATTATATAAATAGTTTGAGAAAAAAGAAACGATGGTCTAAATGGGCTAAAGCGACTGTACCATCATCGGATCTTGGACTCATTAAAGAGTATTATAATTATAATGAACAAAGGGCTAGGGAAGTTTTAGACCTTCTCTCTGAATCTGAAATTCAGAATCTTCGCCTCAAATTATCAAAAGGCGGTACTGATGACATTGCAACCTCGAGGAAATCAGAATGTAGATGATTATATTGTAGAATGGTCTCCTACAGATATGGTAGAAATTAAATTTAAGGAGGATGACGATTTTTTGAAGATTAAAGAAACTCTTACACGAATGGGAGTTGCATCTAACCGAGATAAAATTTTATATCAATCTACTCATATACTTCACAAGCAAGGTCAGTATTATATTGTTCACTTCAAAGAATTATTTGCTTTAGATGGCAAACCTACTAATTTAACTAAAGTAGATATTGAAAGACGAAATGCTATTGTAAATTTACTACAAGAATGGAAATTATTAACAATAGTAAAACCTGATCTTCTAGTCCCGATGGGAAATGTTGGTCAATTTAAGATTATATCATTTAAAGATAAAGTTGATTGGCAACTTGTACCTAAGTATAATATAGGGGTTAAACATTAATACGAGATTTATATAATGAGTTTGGATTTAGGAGATGATTTTGTGATGAAAGCTGAGTTTTTACAGCCTTGGTCAACTTTTGTAATGAAGACTGTACTACCTCCAGTTGTTCTTGAAAAAATGATAAAAATTACAGATGATATTGTTGTAAATGAAAGTAGTGAAGGAAATGTAGACTGGGAAAGGAGTGGCTCAGGACAAATGAATGATGAATTTTCAGTAGACCCATCGATATTAGAACGTGAAAATATAATTGGATTCTTTTTAGAGGCGGTTAGACATTTTGTGATACAACAAACATTACAGGTTAACCCATATGAAGAAGACAGGAAAAATATATTGGATGATGAATGGTATACTCAGATGAAAGATATGTGGATTGTTTCTCAAAAGGATAATGAATATCAGCCTATTCATCTACATCCAAATGCTCCTGTGGCGGCTGTAATGTATCTCAAGATTCCAGATTTCTTACCTAGTAGAAATCCAACTCGTAATGAGGATGGCACAATTACATTCATCAATAATGTTGGAAATGATTCGGTTTGGGGAACACCATTTATGACACTTAATCCAGAGGTGGGAGATTTCTTTATTTTTCCATCATCCCAGCTACATCTTGTATATCCTTTTCGTACAGCAGATGGAATAGGGGAAAGAAGAAGTGTTTCTTTTAATGCACTATTTTCAAGTAAATCGAAACAAGAACAAATAAACACAAAGTAGAGAAATATAATGGCAGATATAGAAACGGAAGATGGTTCGATAGAAGAAGCAGAGTTTGATTGGGGATTTTCCTTTTCTGATACAGACGAAGCCGATAGCGCCACCGTTGTTAAAGAAACGACACAAGCAATATCGTCCGATTTAGGACCTATTTCACAAAAACTAGATGCAATCTTAGCATTAATTCCTGCAGAGGGAGTGACCAACACCACTGAAGCAGATGTTGATTTGAGCGGACTTGAAAATAAACTAGATCAAATTATTGCACTTGAAAAAGTAGATGCTCTCACCGCTGGCGATATGCCAGACTTGTCACCTCTAGAAGATAAACTGGATGTGATTGTGGGAAATCAGGCTAAGATTCTTGCTAAAGAAACCACGGTTAATGCTCCAGAAGTGAATGTAGATTTGAGTAGCATTACTGATAAACTTGACGCAATAGAAACTCAAGTAAATGAGGTACGAGAATTAGATTTTGATGGTGACGGTCAAGTAGATTTCGGTGATATCAATAACAATCTAGCTGACCTACTGTCACGGCAAGAGGCAGCGGAAGCAGAACTGGAAGCAAAAAAAGTTGAGTTTGAAGACTACAAAGCTAAGAAACTTAAAGCATTGGAAAAATTAATAATTCCATTGCTGAAAAATTTAAAGAGTAATCCTGACAAAGCGTATATTCACTGGCCTGGAAGAGCACCAGTATTAGATGCTCAAATAAGCAAAATTCTTTCTTTGACTAGATAGGATGGCAGAAGAAAATATAGAGATATATATTAACAAAAAGAAGATGTTATATTCTCACGAGAATATGGTAAGAACCATTAACAGTTTCTTTCCTTATTTAACAAATGAGGATCTGAATGAAATGAGTGAATATATCACTACGTTAAAAGAACATAGAAAAGAAAAAGAGGCAGAATCGGCGATTGAAGTTGCCAAGCATTCCTGGCCTTATCCCGACATAGCACCAATAGAGAAATAATATGGCATATTCTGAGAAAGTAATGGAGCATTATGAAAATCCCAAAAATGTGGGAAGTTTGGATCGTGATGATCTTTCTGTTGGTACTGGTCTTGTGGGGGCACCCGAGTGTGGCGATGTTATGAAACTACAAATAAAGGTAGATGAAAATGAAAATATTATTGATGCCAAATTTAAAACGTTCGGTTGCGGATCTGCGATTGCATCTTCTTCTCTGGCGACTGAATGGATCAAGGGTAAATCTGTTGATGAAGCAAGCACGATTCAGAATACACACATCGTGGAAGAACTTTCTCTTCCCCCTGTCAAAATTCATTGCTCTGTATTGGCGGAAGATGCTATTAAATCAGCAATCGCAGATTATAGAAACAAAAACAGAATTGTCAGTTGAATAAAAATATTGAAGATTATATTTTCCTCAAAGAGAATTTTTTGGAAGATGATTTTTGTGATCATACTATAGATATATTGAGTAAGGTTTCTTGGAAGTTGAAGTCTCTAGAGGTAGCTGGTGTAGCATTAGAAGATTTACAGAAAGAATCAGAATTGCTAGATTTTAATATGCTCAGTAATAAAATTCTTCAACCAGAAATTGATAAAATTGAAGTCGAAATGATGAAAAAAATTCCAGACGTTTTAGTGGAATATTTGTCATATTTAAACTTTGATTGGTTTCGTGGATGGACAGGATATAGTGGAATAAAATTTAATCGATATTCCTTAGGTCAAGGAATGATGAAACATTGGGATAATGTTAACTCTGTATTAGAAGGCGAAGTAACAGGTGTACCTTTTCTTAGTCTTATAGGTTTTCTGAATAATGATTATGAAGGAGCAGATTTAATTATATGTGAAGATAAGAAAATAGACGCAAATAAAGGAAATTTATTGATATTTCCTTCAAGTTTTATGTATCCACATAAAGTTACTCCTCTGATAAAAGGAACTAGATATTCTTTTGTTAGTTGGGTATACTAAGAGATAAGAGTATTTGGGTAAACGACACTAAAGCCAGGGAAAAGAGACGGACTTTTACCTGAGTGCGAGTAAGTGTTTACTTAGATGAAGGTAATAGGCCCCTCCAATAAGACCAACGGTAACGTGCCATCGGGTGAGGGAGTAGAATGGCTAGCTTGCTAATCGGGGCGAGAGTGCCCACGCAAGAGCCGTCTTTCGGGATAGTCTAAGCTCTACCCAATTACTCTTTTTTATTATAACA